AGTTTGAAGAACTGTTTTAATTACACTTAAAACACTTAAATTACACTTAAACACAATACATTTACATCATTTATTAAACTAATGTAAATGTATTATTTTAATATTTATATTTTAGAGTTTATTTAGCGTCTACATTCTGCGGCAGCGATTCTTGCGGAGGCGCATACCCTTCTTGAGGCAGCGACGGCGCTTGCGGGCGTAAAGACGAGCACGCTTGGCAGCCTTGGTCATCTTAAGACGCGTGCCCTTCTTGAGGCCACGGCGACCGAAACGAGTGCCGCCCATACGAGTGGACGACTTTTTGCGGAGAAGCTTTGGCGAAATGTAGACACGGTAGGTCTTGCCACCCTTGGTGCGCTTGTAGTAAAGACCACCGTTGCAACCCTTGTATACCTTGCGCTTCTTGCCGCCAATCATAACGCGCGCCTTCGAAGAAAGCTTGCGTACCTTACCACGCTTGGTCTTGCGACCTTTGCACTTTTTCTTACCGAAAAAAAGTTCGAGCATTCCCATTTATAATATTTAATATATACAATAGAAAAAAAAATTTTTTAAATTACAATTTTAATAAATTTAGAAATTATATTTTCTTTAATTTCTTTTTCATTTAGAAATGTAATTAGTTTTTCTTTATCACAGGGCTTTTTACAAAATTTATCCGGAACTTCGTAATTAAATTCTGTAAATATTTTTCGGGGAGTAATGTAATTAAAATTATCAATGGGTTTATTAATTGTTTTAAGCACTTCTTCGATACACTTATGTTTTCGAATAAGATTAAAAGATGTAACTGGTCCCACTTGTGAAATAGGCTCTGTATAATCACAGCCGGAGAGAATACAAAAATCTATAAACGATTCCATTGTCATATCAAACTGAGACAAAATTACATCAGTATCTATCTCAGTGATGTATCTAGAAATACTGGTTTTTAGAATTTTTTTGCACCCAAATGTAGTAGCATCTGTATCGTCGGTAATCGTATATTCAACCAAACCATTTGCCTGTAAGAAAGCACAATATTTTTCTGCATCTTCTGGTGCATTACAATAAGGAATTCCAGACATATCAAGAAATTGTTTACATTCTTCTACGTCTTTTTTCTTAATGACTATTAAATGAGAAAGCAATTTTTCAATTTCATCAGATATAGTTTTCTTTTCATTTTCATCAGCGTCTTGCAATTTACTTCTTAGGTATTCGATACGAACGTACATTTTTTCTTTATTTGCGTGTCTTTTAACTAAAACAGACTTTTTTGCTTCGGGTGGCGTACCATCAAATATAAACACTGGCAAGATTCCGTTCATGAAGTAGTATTTAATCCTGTTTGCTAGACCTATTATGTGCGAATTTGACGCGCGGGAGGCGTATTTAAATTTATAAAGTAGTATACTACAATCTATGGCAACTTTAGAACCTTTGTATAGACTTATTTCTTTTTCAGAAATAGCCTCAGGAGCATACTTTTTGATAAGATTGTTTAATCCACGGATTCCCATTTGGATTTTAAATTACATTAGTATATTTCAAGTTTTTAAATTGAAATTTTTTCTGTAAAATTTATACATCTCTTATAAGAATCTCTTTAGGCAGACAAACATCGTCGTTATCATCACTGTTATCTCGCAAATCTAGTATTTTCTTTGGGGGTTTATATTTTGGGTGGCATTTTATATCGTTTTGTCTATAATATTCTACGTCTTTCCAAAATTTTTCTAGAATTGGTAGATTTTTATTTAACCAAACATGATCAATTTTAACCCTAACTATGTTCATAACATCGGGTGGTTTATATTCTATAAAATCGGCCACTTCAAGGTTACAAATAAACATATTCAACTGGACTTGAGGATAATAATATTCGGGTATATATCCGATTTTAATAGGTCTCCTATATGGACACTTAACTTCGAGTAGAATGGGTTTACTTTCTTTATATTTTGATATTGAAATACCATCGGGGGATCCGGCAAGCCAATAGTAATCGTCATTATTATGAACATCTTCGTGTGCTATAAGACCAAAGTCGTGATTACACTGACCCGTAAGCTGACAATATTTTTCAATTGCCTCATCTTCATATTTTTGTCCGTGTAATGTTGCAACGTTGCCCACAAACGGTTTTGGGTCATGACCGCATTTTTTAAACAGTACTTCATGTGGTTTTTGATAAGGATTTATCCCCAAAACAGTGCCCGCATCTGAACTTGTTAATTTTCCTTCACGCTGTTTGAACCATTGTTCAGATCTTTGTTCATACTGTGGTATAGACTTTAATTTATTTATCTTATCCATATACATGTTTAATACCGTATTACTTTAAATTTGCTTAATTTTCTTTAAATTATTTTAATTTTTTGACCGTTACATTTATCGCATTTTTCTTTCTTAGTTTTTTAGGGTCTTCATCCACTGGTTCTTTTGTTTTATTTTTATCGTATTTTTTTTCGCAATAGCTCCATAACTCTTTAGATCCTATTCTAAATTTTCTATTTGGTTTAGCACGGTACCAATATACACAATCTTGAATATTATTACTTTTTGAAGTATTATCAAGCACAAGACAATCATAACCTTCCGTACACGCGTTCAAAACATCCTGGAAGATGCTAAATTGTGGGAAAATACCAAAAAAATTCTTATAAAGTTTTTCTTGGTTTTGAATAATGTTTTCTCGTAAAATAAATACATAATCTATATTCGCACGCAAATCGGGTGGTAAATCCATACAATACTGCATAGTTAACATAAATGTTATTCTCCAATGTCTACCATTCATAAAAATACCTCGTATATTTGTATCTCTGATCATACGTTTATCATACATACAATCGTCTAAGAGTAAAAACACGTCTTTGTCTTTTTTGGTGTCTGTTGAATTTATACTATTTTTTTGTCGTGTAATTACTTGCTGAACCACTTCAGGTTTATACTCAGAGTGAATAAGTAAATCGGGTATAAAACTCGAATAAAAAGCATTTCCGTCTTCAGTAGCTGATATAGCAACACCAGCATTTATTCTACGAAGATGGTAAAGAACATCGGCGACTAAAGTACTTTTTCCTGTTCCTCTTTTTCCTATAAATACACATGTAGCGGGTCCAGAACCTGTTGTGCGCCGTTCTTCAATTTTTTTTGGATTAAACTTTGCTAAGCTTATCGACATCTAATACAATTAATTTTATATTTTAATATTCAAATTAGTCCCAGAAATTTTCTTTTAATAATACATCTCGTTCTAAAGTAAAATAAGAATATATAATACTCGTAACGATCCCTATAACTAATGACGTAAATATTTTACCAAATGTTCCGATATCATTTTCATCCGGATCAATGTTATTAATAATAGTATAGATTATTCCCATTGTAAGAAAAATAATTAATATTATAGTTATATCTACAATGTAAAAGTCTAAAAATGCCATTTATTGTATATGATATTTAATAATATAAATTATTTAACTTAAAAATAAAATAAATATCTTAATATATGGGTGTTAATATTATTAATAATTCGTCTTTGAAAAATATACTTAGTATGAACTTTGGAGACAAATATGTATTTATTAAATTTGGAACAGATTGGTGTATTCCATGTCAAGAACTTGATAAAATTTTAAGTCAGGTACCAGATAGCATGACTTATCATGTGAATTTAGATAATACCGAATTTGATGATGTAATGGAAGATTATAACTTTAAAACAATCCCGTATACAATTGTGAAATACAACAAAAAAACAGCGAATTTTAGCGGGATTCTTTCAAGTGAAAACATTATCGAATTGATACAAAAAGTAGACAATTAAAAGGGGGGTGGTACATCAAAAATTACAAAAAATTATCCGGTTTAAAAAAATGATATATATCTAAACCAGATAGTTTAACAATGGCTGAAAAATTCAAGAAGTACACTCAGGTTGAACATATTTTAGCTCGCCCCGGTATGTACTTGGGTGATATAAAATGTGTAAATTCTGAAATGTGGAAAATTGAAGAAGAAAAATTAAATTACAGCATATGTAACTTCAACCCAGGAATATATAAACTATTTGATGAAATTATAACTAATGCTTCGGATGAAGTTCAAAGAAATGATTGTGTTAAATGTATTAAAGTTGAAATTTCACAAGAAAAAATTAGTGTGTATAACGACTCGGGTATCCCAATTGAGATACACCCAGAATACAACATTTACATCCCCGAACTTATTTTTGGAAATTTGCTTACTTCTACAAATTTTGACGACTCTAAGAAAAGAACTACCGGCGGTCTCAATGGTCTGGGGGCAAAACTTGTAAACGTATTCTCATCTGAGTTTATAATTGAAACATGTAACTCCGGTAAAAAATACACTCAAAAATTTGAACATAATATGTCTAAAAAATCTAAGCCGATAATTACCGATTCAAAAAAGGGAAATTACACTAAAATAACTTTCAAACCGGATTATGCTCGCTTTGGAATTACCGAGATGTCTCACGACACAATTTGTATACTTACAAAAAGAGTTTATGACATCTGTGCTATTACACCTAAACGTGTTTCGGTTCATATTAATGGCAAAAAATTGAATATTAAAGACTTTTCCGATTACATCTCAATGTACATCGGCGACAAAAAAACTGTACCCAGAATTGTTTGTGAACAAGATCGGTGGCAAGTTGCTTTTAGTCCGTGTAACGAGTTCAAATGTGTTTCTTTTGTAAATGGAATTTCAACTTCCGACGGAGGAACACATGTAGAACATGTTATGATACCACTTGTTAAAAAACTAACCGAAATAATCCAAGAAAAACATAAAACTATTACTATCAAACCAAATTACATTAGAGAAAATCTATTCGTATTTATCAACTGTAAGATCGAAAATCCAGTATTTTCATCACAGACCAAAGAAAAACACATTACTAAAATTTCTGACTTTGGCAGCAAATTTAATCTCACAGACGAAACCGTAAAAGGGGTATTGAAACTTGGGATTCTAGATAGCATTATTGCTCTTGCAGAAGCAAAGGAAAAGAAAAATATATCAAAGACAGACGGAAAGAAAACTAACAGGGTTATAATTCCAAAGCTTGACGACGCAAACAAGGCAGGAACAAAAGAATCTAAGATGTGTACAATTATCTTTACAGAGGGAGACTCAGCCAAAACTACAGCAGTATCTGGACTTTCAGTTGTTGGCAGAGACTATTACGGAGCGTTTCCTCTCAAGGGTAAGATGCTCAATACACGAACAGCAACTTATTCACAAATGGCCGGAAACGCAGAAATTAATCATATCAAACAGATTCTAGGTCTTCAAACTGGCAAAAAATACAAATCTGTATCGGAACTCAGATACGGCAAAATTCTTATCATGACAGACGCTGATACAGATGGATTTCACATCAAAAGTCTACTTGTAAATTTTATCAGTCATGGTTGGCCAGAACTTCTTAAAGAAGATTTCATAAGTTCTTTAGTAACACCTGTTATCAAACTTACAAAGCGAAATGTAGTAATTCCTTTCTACAACCTAAACGATTACAAAGACTGGAAGGCAAAAAATGATCTTACCAATTTCAAAGTAAAATACTACAAGGGTCTTGGTACCAGTACTCAACAAGAGGCTAAAGAATATTTTAGATCTATGAAAACTCTAGACTATAAAATTAAATCCGAAGCAGATTCAAAATCTCTGGTTTTAGCTTTCACGAAAACCGAAGCGGATGCACGTAAAAAATGGATATTAGAAAACATCAAGTGTCCAAAAAGTATCGATTATAATTTATCCGATGTTTCAGTAAAAGATCTCATCGATAAAGAACTAGTATTATTTTCCATCAGTGATAATATTAGATCTATTCCAAGTCTTGTCGATGGAATGAAACCTTCACAGAGAAAAATTATATATGCTTGTATTAAAAGAAACTTGTATTCAGAAATAAAAGTTTCTCAGTTGTCTGGATATGTATCAGAAAAGACAAATTATCATCATGGAGAAAATAGTCTAATGGATACTATTATTTCTCTTGCACAGAATTTTGTGGGTTCTAATAACTTGAATTTACTCGAACCAGTTGGACAATTTGGAACGAGGCTTTTAGGTGGAAAAGACGCTTCTAGCCCGAGGTACATCTTCACACATCTTTCGAATGAGTTCAAAAAACTTTTCAATGAAGATGACAACGCAGTTTTAAATTATCTAGAAGAAGATGGTGACTCAATTGAACCAATGTTCTATGTCCCTACGTTGCCTCTTATTCTTGTCAATGGAGCTTGCGGTATCGGAACGGGGTTTTCTTGTGATGTCCCGTGTTTCAACCCGGAAGACATTAAAAAGAGGCTAATGGATCTCGTAATTGATGAAGACGCAGATATTCCTGAGATGACCCCGTGGTACAAAGGGTTTACAGGAACTATTAAAAAGACTGACACTAATAAATGGATAACCCAGGGAAAATATACCGTTAAGGGAAATGTAATAACGGTCACTGAACTTCCAATTGGTACCTGGACAGATGATTATAAAACATTTCTCGACAAGTTAGAGACTGAAGGTACTATATTTGGTTATACAAACGAATCAACGGAAACGACTATTAATTTAACTATTAAGTGTCCTCTCGAAAACGTTGTAGAATGGACTCAAAACTGCGAAGTTCTTAAAAAATTGAAACTGATTTCTCATCTATCTGCAAATAACATGTACGTATTCAATGAGAAAAATGAAATAGTTAAAATGGAATCACCCGAAGAAATAATATTTCATTTCTGGAGAATTAGAAATGAGTATTACATCAAAAGACAAAATTACATATGTGGTAAACTTAAAAATGAACTAATTGTATTAAACTCTAAAATAAAATTCGTAACAGACATAATGGAAGATAAAATAATCGTATTCAAACAAACATTAAAATATATCGTTTCCCAGTTGGAAAAGTCTGAATATCCCAAGATTTCAGATTCTTATGAATATCTTACAAATATGAAAATTCATTCTTTTTCAAGTGACACTATTGAAAAACTAACAAATTCACGGGATAAAATAAATGAAGAATACAAAACTATAAAAAATTATTCCCTAAGGAATTTTTGGGAAAAAGACATTTAATTTTAAAAAAAAATATTTAGTAAATACAAATACAAATATGATGAAACTCGTATACGCAGTTGTTATTGCAATCGTTTCGTGGATGATTTTTGGTAGCATGAATGAGCTTATTTCCGCTCACAATGAAGATGGATGCTGTGGTACAGATTCGTGTGGAAAGAGTTCGTTCAGTGGCGCGATCTGGACTGCCAATTTAACTATTGCGATCATCGCAACTATTGTCGCTCTTCATGGTGGCGTTAAAATGGTTCCCGGTTACGGCAGAATGGTCCCCGACATCCCTTTCCTTTAAAATAATCGGCGCATGATCACTAGCTAAAGGAATCCCTTCATTATTTTCCCCTATACATTTTAAACATTTACTGTAAACTTGATTAATATTCTTAGTAAAGAAATAATCAAGTCTCCATCCTTTGTTTCTATTTCTTGCTCGAGACATCCCATTTTCTTTAACTTGGCGGGGATCCCACCAAGTGTAAACAATTTCACAATTTATAGCATCTTTGTATCCTAGAAGTAAAATGTCATCAATAAATTTAAGTTCGTGTGGATAAGTCCCAGGACACGGCGGTTGTTTAGTTTGATCAAAATGCGTATCTTTTGCTACATTTAGATCACCGCATAAAATAACATTCCCCTGAGTAACATCTAAAAAATTGTACAAACTTTGGTTAAATTTAATTTTATTTTCGTAATTTGTTCCAGAGTTTGGAGCATAAACATTTATAAGTGTCAGGGTGTCCGTTTTCATAATTATAATACGACCTTCAAGATCTTCATAACCCGGAAATTGTATTTCAAATGATGCAGAAATACATTCTTTGTAGAAAATACAAGTACCCGAGTATCTATTCGATGCTCTTGCTCCATCTAGTTTAGATTCGTTAAAATACGCATTATATCCAGGGATGTGTATTTTGTTGGAATTATCTATAGAACAACGTGTCTCTTGTAAACATATAATATCAGGGTCCTGATTGAGCACCATTGCAATTGCGCTATTATCTTCTGGGGATAATATACAATTTTTCTTAAGTTTGCTTGAAACAAGTTCATTGAAAATACGCGATCTAATACCGTTGACGTTCCAAGATATAATATTCATTTTGCTATATACATACAAATTAAACCAAATTTAAGGTGTATATTTTTTTGTAATTAATTTATTACTTTTTAAAAATACGTCTCGTTCTTGTTTGTCTTCCGTAAACAAAATGGGTCTTTGATCTGTTGGAGTCCATAATTTAGTTATAAATGTATACGCATCTTGCCATTTTTTAGACCCAGATGTAAAAATGCATATACAATGACAGTTGGTGTTGAGAGTATTATTAATATCTGCAATACATTTTAATAATTTCATATACGCGTGTAAAGGTAATTCATTATTATCAGAAGAATTTAGAACAACGGATAGCGTATAGATACTATTTTCTTCTTTTATAAAAGACCAAGTGTTTTTAAAATAAGTTAAAAATTCCTCAAATCCAGTTTCATCGTATTTACTGTCTGATATTAAATTTACGATAAAAGTTTCTTCGGTTTTGTTTAATATAATTTCAATGGTAGGACGTTTAAGTATATATATATCTTTGTTCATATTAAATATTATATAAACTATAAAATTTATATTAAAATAAGCCGCAAAATTACGTTTTTTTACGTTTATTAAGATATTTATGTTATAATGGATTGTATTGATAATCGCAACATCGATGGTGTCTTTAGAAAGTATTTGGGAAGATTTAGAAAGCTTAAACGATATTAAATGTGATATAATTAAAACAGCCTGCTCTCATTCATATTTACAAGTTGATCATAAACTTGGAGATGAAATATGTCTAGAGTGTGGAACTGTGGTATATTCGAATAAGGTAGAATGTTGCGAATGGAATAATTACAAAGGGGATGATGGCTCTACATCTATTACGTCACAAAGAGCTGATTTATTTGTTTCAGATAATCCATATGATAAAGGTGGTACTATACCTGGATTTGCCAATAAAAACTCATTGATAATGAGACTACATTATCAACAAACATTTACTCATAAACAAAAAACTTTCTGGAATATTTCAGAAAAACTAAAAAATTACTGTACACATTTAAAAATTCACGAATGTGTATTGCCTATTGTTAAAGATATGTGGCACATTTGCATGGAATCTGGCAAATTAACGCGCGCATCTGTTAGAAATGGTCTTATCGCAGCATGCTTATATTATGGATGTATATATAAAAATTTACCTATTGATAGACAGTCTATCATAGATCTTGCAGACGGTAATCAAAAGGGATTTTTAAAAGGTGAAAAAATATTTCATGAAATAATGGAAGAGAACAATAAGTACAGATTTCTTGGAAAAGAAAAAATAGACATAATCGAAAACGATTCTTTTATAAAATACATAAATAAACTTAATTTACCGTTTAGGACTGTTGAGATCTGTAACAATTATTACACGCTTTACAAAGATAAACTAGACTCCGTAACACCTAAATCAGCAACCGCAGGAATTCTTTTCTTTGTGATCAAAAACGATTTAAAATTAAAAACACCTAGCAAATCTATAGTATCTAAAGAAACAGGTGTCTGTATTCCTACGATAAATAAAGTACTTGCTCTTTTAGAAACCGTTTAAAAATAAAAAATATACATTATTGTGTATATGTTATCCTTGATTACTTCGTGTAATTCTTTTATTACTTCTGCATTTGTACCCTATCTTAAGCATGATGTTCCTAAAAGACATACTTGTCTTTTTAATGGCGAAGACTCGTTGATTAGTTCTCTTGAAGAATTTGGCGGAAGTCCAGAACTTAAACTACTAACACACCTGAATGCAGAAAGTTGGGCTAACGCATGGCTTATGCACATTTCTCATGAAACCACACCGTTTTTTGACGAACATTATTACCGAGATTATCTTAATATGCTTTGTGTATCATCAGGTTATACATCAAAAGAGTATTTTTATCTAGGTTTTTACCCCGAAGAGATGCGTAATATCGAGGGACCTAAATACATAGGTGTATTTAAATTGCTACACAAACAGAGAATCTTTGATACGGTTATAATTATTGAAAATCCATATTACATTGACGATCCTTCTCATCTTATAAACTTTAAGTACATCCTTATGCACACGACAGACGCTTCTCATATTTTTTTTAAATTTAATGGTCTTAAAAGACCTGATCAGATGCGATACTACCTAGCATGGATGCACATGTAATTTCATTTTATTTAATTTCATTTTAAAAATGTTTATTAAATTAATAAATGTCTTGTTTAGTTACAAAAATTCCAGAATTATTAAATATAGAAGGTATTCGAAAAGATGACGCACTTATCAAAAGATTCCAAAATATTAAAACTGTAGAACCGAAGTTTATTGAAGATATTTCATCAGATTTTTACAAAACTATTGGTTTACCCGATCCTTTGTTAAAAGCTTTTATTTCTGATTCTCTAAGTAATATAAATGCCGATAAAAATATTTTTTCAACATTGAAAGACACGGCACAATGTACCCATGCTATAGGACCTGAGAATGTTGGCGACATGTGTTACCTCTGTGGAATGCCTTTACTTCCAAGAGGTCCCCTAGGTCTGGGGACCGACACAAGAGACCCCTTGTATCCACAATGTGAACATGTTTTGCCTTATGTTTATGGAGCACTATATTTAAAATTAGTTACTTCTAAACAAGAATTTGATTTATTACCACAATATTTGCAACATTTATCTAGATTAGAATATAAATGGTCTCACCAATGCTGTAATCAGCTAAAAAGTCAGGCACCCTTTGTTAAATATACATCTGAATTTCAATTTGTAGAAGACGAAGATAATATAGAATGTTATTTAAATGAATTATACGAAGGAAACTCATTCTGGGCTCGACAGTTTCAAGATGCGTTGTGGCCCGGGGGGGAACGGGGGACGCAATACTATATTCAAGAAATGAGAAAATACAAAAATAATCATTTACCTACTCTTAAAAAAACTATTACAGACATAGTAACAGAAGTATCACTATTTACACAAGGAGAAGTAAATTTTTTAAGATCTATTATGATTATATCATTTTTAAAATATATAAAAGCAGTGGGAACGGGGGATCTAACAGATTTAACCGCTTTAAAGAACTCTATAACCCCAAATGTTCAAATTTATATTTCAACCGCTTGGAGAAAATATAGAAAAACCTTTGAATCATTGGTTCAAGATGCGAATAGATTAACAGAACAAGAGATATTTGATACATATGTAGCAGATGCATATTCATATTTAAAATTTGGAAAAAAGAAACCAAAAGTTAAAAAATTACCAAACAAGGCGCTTATGACAAAACTTAAGAGCGTCGGGATCAAAATTACTAAAAAACAAGGGAAGCGCCGAGTATATCTTTCGCGCTCCGAATTAATTAAAAAAGCAACTGCTTTTAAAAATTTACAACTTCGTGCCAAAAAACTTAAAGTTCGTATTATGTATAAGAACAAAAAGGGCAAATACGTTTATAAAACAGCAAAAAGACTGACGAATGACATCAAAAGAGTATTTTTATCTAGGTTTTTATCCCGAAGGGTTGCGTAATTACGAAGGACCTAAATACATTGGTGTATTTAAATTGCTACACAAACAACGGTTTTTTGATACGGTTATAATTATTGAAAATCCATATTACATCGATGATCCTTCTCATCTTATAAACTTTAAGTACATAGTTGCGCACATGACAGACGCTTCTCACATCTTTTTTTAAATTTAGTGGTCTTAAAAGACCCGATCAGACGCGGTACTACCTAGTATGGATGCACATGTAATTTCATTTCATTTCATTTTAAAAATGTTTATTAAATGTTATAATATGGCAACACAAGTTAAAAAAAATTTTATACAGGATAGTGATATAATTAACATAAAAACACTTAGATCGTTTATTACTTCGGACGTTAACAAAAAAACATTCGAAAGCTTCAAGGGAGGCCAAAAATTTCAAAATGGTGACAGGAATGCTATGGTAGCTTATTTTAAGGGATGGATGAATTATATGGCCGCCGCCGGGGTTGCGGAGTTATATGTGAATAAGGCTCTTACTGATGTCACGGAGGTCGTGCGCGCAGAGATAATAGAAGAATTAAAATCACTGATGAAAGACGACGTGAACGGAAACATAATTGATAACTTTTCACTCAAAAAAGACAACATCCAACAATGCGCAGATGCTGGTATATGGCTCGGTCAGTCCCCGCCGTGCGACCCGAAGAGGCCCGACTTTCCAAAAGTCAATCAGTACTTGTGGGAAAAAAATACATGGTGTAACAATTGTTGGTTATGTACCCTGAGAATAGAACCTAATGCCAAATCCCACGCTAAAAAAGAATGCGAACATATATTACCTTATTTAACAGGTTCTTATCTTTTAGCGACCTCTAACACAAGCGAACTTAACGCTTATGAATTTGCACACTCTCACAGCTTGTGTAACCAATTCAAAAAACAGGGGGAATTTATTAAATACGAAGATCGTGGCACCGTGCGCAGCAGTTATATGTTTGTACCGGATTACGAACAAATTGCAAATTATCTTAGTGAATTGACAGGAAATGAAGTATCGTTCAGCTATTTGGGGTCAGTGTCTGTCAGTGACTCGACTATCCTAGAAAATTCATCAACTGCAATAAAGTTCAAAAATTCAATCTTCAATACGATCGAAACCTACGGGAGTAATAAAAAGGATGTGGTGGAAACAATGGCAAAGTCTATTGTCGAGGTGTGTAAAAAAACCTGTGAAATAGTAAACGCAAAAGGCCAAAATCTTCTAATTGCGATATTTTTACATGCTGCTATATTAGATTGGTTATTTCATGAAAAGATAATAAAGACGTATGAGGAGGTCCCTAATGCTATTCAAAATTTACCCTCTTTGGATGATACTCCAAGAGAGATCGCCCATGCTATTCATGTATACAATACAAAAGATAAAAAATCGGCTCAACAAAAACTTTCTGAGAAAATAAACAATGCGTTGGCGGAAATGAGAATGAATCCGGCCGAGAGCATCCCAGTAGACGTTTTAAAAAAAATGTTGTATAAAAATCCGATATATCATTTTGGCAAGAGAGAAAATCTCAGTACCAAAGTTAAAAGACGAAATAGAACAAATTTTGGCACGAGGCCGCGGAGCAGCCGATCTCCAGACAAACAGCGTGAAGATGTATACGAGCGGTATGAAGATGTATACGACCAATACGACGACCGCCCGGCCTCGCCACCCCGAAGAGCGTCGTTCCCCACGCGCATTACAGGGGATGACGTAAGGGAGAATTTCGTTCCTTACATTTATAAAATTATATACGAAATGAGTGTAAGCGTGTTAGGTGCGAGGACGACACGTGCGGGAAGACAGGGTATAATAAACCTATTAGCTGATGTAACATACGGTTCCGTTTTAGAACTTTTAGACACTATGAATCCGAGTGAAGTAAGCGCGGACGCGGACGTACATCCTAGACTTGTTGGAAGTATGTTTAGACTTCTTAAAACAAACAAAATTAGAAACGTTTTCCCATCGGATTATAGTGGGGAACAGAACTTGATTTATATAGCTTACATATATTCTATGGTAGTGTATACTGCTTATGGGATAGCGTATAATCCCCCCCAAACATTGTTTGGTAAGAAAAAACCAAAAGTAAATAAATTACCAAACAAATCAATTATGACAAAACTTAAGAGCGTCGGGATCAAAATTACTAAAAAACAAGGGAAGCGCCGAGTATATCTTTCGCGCTCCGAATTAATTAAAAAAGCAACTGCTTTTAAAAATTTACAACTTCGTGCCAAAAAACTTAAAGTTCGTATTATGTATAAGAACAAAAAGGGCAAATACGTTTATAAAACAGTCAAAAGACTGATGAATGACATCAAGAAACAAATGAAGAAACCTGTGAAGAAACAAATGAAAAAACCTGTTAAGAAACAAATGAAAAAACCTGTTAAGAAACAAATGAAAAAACCTGTTAAGAAACCAAATGTGAAACAAATTAAACAAAGATTTGGATGAGGCATGGCCCCCATGCTTAAATCCGAAGAAGAAAACAGAATGTTCTTCGGATGAGGCATGCGCAAATTAAAGTAAATACACAATAAATTCATCTTAAGATTCGATATGAAGAAAATTGAACAAACCGTTTTCAATTTTTTGAGAAAAAGAATCTTTCTTTATAATAAATATTTGTCACAGAAGAACCGCCACCTCCAGATGACTCCTTCATCGCGGAGCATCCGGCACGGGAAGCCTTCGATGTCCAGATTTCCGCGCCATTAACTTTATTTATTGTATTATTAACACTAGCGTTTCTTATTATGTTGCCTACAGCGGGTGCCTTATATTACAGTAAATGCTTAAGTGTAAGCATGTTAATGGGGTTTGGTATAATATTTTCAACTTTATTAGTTTCTCTATTTTCTTTATTACTACCTGAAGTTATTAGAGGTAACGTCATATCTACAGCTTCATTTGCATATGGAGTTGTTACAATTTACGCCGTATTCATACAAATTATGGGCGGGTGTAAATTTTAAAATGTAAAAATGTAAAAATGTAAAAATGTAAAAATGTAAAAATGTAAAAATGTAATTTAAAATATTGTATTTCATAATAATAATGACATCTTGTTTACAATATTATTATGATAATCCTGAAGATATTGAAAAATATAAAATATCATGTGATTATAAACCGTTTCCCGAATTAAATGATTCAAATGTTTATACACATAAAAAGACGTTAGACTTCATCAGAACTAATTATTCGTCTGAAGCATTCCCAGAAGATTCTCCATTTGAGTTCAAAGCAGATTACATAAATTTATCGAATGATGAAATATGTAAGTCATCTGACATGTCTCTCGGACCGCAACAAAAGTTTATGGGTCAACTTTTAGGACCTAATACAAATTTTAATAATACGCTTATTTTTCACGGTCTAGGTTCGGGTAAGTCCTGTACTAGTATTGTAATAGCCGAAGCGCTTAAAAATGCTACAAATGAACGGGTCATTTTTACCGTACCCGCTCCATTAGTTGATCAATACTATGAAGAAATTTCAGGAGAGATGAGAAACGGTAAATTCTTTTCTTGTCCTTCGTTCTGTCTTGTTAAAAACGGAGGTAAAACAGAAAGAGACTTTTACATTTCCCAGCAAAATAACTCTATGCTTCTAGCAAAAATGAGGGCACTGCGGCGCGAAGAAGATAAACTAAATGAAATAACAGAAACTGTAGACGACAAAAAATTTAGAGACCAACAAAATAAAGTAACTAAAGAAAGACAAAAATACAATGAATATCAAAAAAAATTAAGAGACACTATTAAAAGAACATTTGACATAGTATCTCACCAGACATTCATTCAAAGTATATATCGCACCGACAAAAAAACTGGAAATATGTCGCGTGGAGATAGATTAAAAGAAAATTCTGCTTTATTTAACAAAAATGGTCTTCTAATCATTGACGAGATTCAAAGACTTGTTTCGGCAGACGGCACATTTTATAAGAAGTTGTACAATTGTATCAAGTATTATTTTCATCCCAATTTAAAATTGGCAATTATGTCTGCTACGCCAGTTTACGATAATCCGTATGAGCTTGCTCTTACTATTAATTTACTAAGACCTAGAATACCATTTCCATTAACTTCTATCGACTTTTATAAAAATTTCATAGGTGAAATTCGCGACGATGGTTGTGTCCAAAATCTAGATTCACCTGGATACTTAAATGAAGACGCATGTGTAATTAATAAAGATTTATTAAGTCACATATGTTCTGGATACATTTCGTATTTCAAAGGAGGAAATCCAAATGCCTACCCTTATAAAAGAATAATTACAATGGAACACGACTTTTCTCAGCAACACAAACAGGCTTATATAGAAGCATTGAGATCTGATGCTTCAAAAGATAAGAAATTTGGAGACGGACAGAATCAAACAAACGCTTATGAAAATTTACTTCTTGGAAATATAACAGCTGATACGGATGAAATAGTTACTGGCATGTATGTAACAACCCAGCAGTATTGTAATATTGCGCTACCAAAACACGGTACTGATATAAATAAAACAGAAGAAGATAAGAAGAAGTCACTGAGACTTTTTAAAGAACAGATTAGCGCACAAAGATTAACAAGTATTCCAGAAGTACTCGAATATGTTAAACAATTTTCTAATAAATTTGCTAATATAATAGAATTAAGTTTAAATAGTAACGGACCTGTTTTTATATTTTCAAATTGGTTAACGTACGGCGTCGAACCATTGAGTATAATTTTAGAGGCATGTGGTTTAGGAAAATTTGGTTCAGATAAAACCGACAAATTAAAATATTTCATTTGGAGTTCTGAAACAAAAACAGCAGATAAGGACGGTATTCTTATTAACAATGCAAGAAATACATTTAACTCTTTACAAAACGCAGACGGAAGTCTTATTAAGATAATATTGGGTACAAGGTCTGTTATGGAAGGAGTTTCTTTTAAAAATGTGAAACAAGTTCATATTACCGACCCGTGGTGGAACGAGTCAAGAATTGAACAAATTTTAGCACGTGCATCTCGATACTGTAGTCACTCTAATTTACCTTACGATGAACAGTACGTAGACATCTACCGTCATTATAGCACACTACCAACTGAAGGAAGTGATCCAGATGTTGCAAGAATGTTACAAGAAGTAACAGGTCGTTATAACTTCTGGGAATTAGATAGTCTTTCGATAGAACAAAGAATGTTAACAACGTCTTTGAGGAAAAATGCTATAAACAAAGACATCGAAATGATACTTAAGAATTGTTCTATTGATGCAGAAATAAACAAAGATGGAAATTTAATACGACTAGAAGAGTACATATCTCCAGTAACCGGGGGTATGTATCAAATTTTTTACAAGAATCCGTCTAATTTAAAAATGTACATTAGAGACGGAATACCAGAAACTGTAACATTTGCACAGGTTTATTCGAGAGAATTTACTTATCCAAAACAAGATTTAATGTTAGCATTCATAGAGGCCGGACCAGATGAAAACGGAATACTTAAACCATATGAAGACGACCCTGAAATCATCGATGAAGATAATATAAATAAAGACCTGATCTTAAGAGAAAATGTAGTACCATGGGACTCTGATAAAACCCTAGAAGAAATAGAAGTGGTTGGAAATATAAAACAAGAAATAAAACGTATCAAAGACAATTACGATTTATTACCGTCTATTAGAAAAACCTTTTTTAATCAGCAAGGAGATAAAACTATTAAATTTCCCGAGGATAAAAATTACATAAAAAAATTCACCGACTTGATAAAATGTATTAGAAATCTCGCAAAAGAAGACATTTCATCAGGTCTTAAAAAAGAAATAATTGAAAAATTCACAAAGGAATCCAAAAAACAAAAGATAAATATGGCGGTACTAGAATTAGTTTATAAATATAACGTCTATACAGAAGACCACATTGAAATGTTGTTAGAAATTGGAGCGACCGATCCCAAGAGCATTTTTGATACATTAAAAGAAGCAAAATCTAAAAAGTGAAAATAAAATATAATTTTAAAATAAATTTATATTCTATATATAAATGAGTAGTGTTACATCTAATTATTTTGATGACAAAACCCCAGAGGAAATTATTAACTGGATGTTAGAAAAATTAACAGAAGATCAGATTAAAACGTGCCTTGATCAGGCGGGGATACCCGATACATCTGTTATTAGACAGCCAGATGCTCCTATTATGCCTTCACCAGCTCCTTTACCGCCTCCGGATTCGGGTGGCGGAGGTTCAGGTTCCGATCCTGGGCCGTCTGTTACAATGGAACTTGATCAGCTCAGACGTTCGTGTAGTAATAAATTAATATTGATTGAAGATGTAAGCGGAAATACCGTGACATTTTACGAATTTGGTTCGAACGCCGAAGGAGATTTGATGTGGACTAAACTAAATCTACAATTAGATAATTTTATGAGTTTGAAGTGTAGCGACGATGCCGTCGCCGCTGCCAATGAAATATTAGAACTTGACGAAGATGAAAAAAGAGAAATAGCCCCTGGCTTGGTTATTGCATCTGCCGTACCACCGCAAGTTCTAGATTTGGCATCTAATTACAACGCTATGGGTTTAGAACAGCCTCTTAATGCAGACCTGATAATCCCAGCCGCGGTCGCCATAGAAGAACCAGAGACTATAATTTACGATGAAGCAATTTCAGATGCTATTAAAAAACAATTAAGTTTAGATTCTGTTATGAATAAAAACTACCCAGAAATGTACGCATCTGGAATGACAAAAATTCCAATATTTGTAACTGATGTGAGCGAAGATGGCAAAATTAGTTATATATCTCTAGTTCTTAAAGACGATAATACATTTGGTTTTAGAACAGCTCTACGAAAATATGGACCAGCTTTATTTCTAGCTCAAATTAAAAGAGATCTTAAAGAGTTATCAGGTAAAATAGAAGCAGCCTCATTAACGGGGTGGGTAAAACCTACTGATTATGTAACTCAAATTGATAGCGCGTTAAGAAGATGGGTAGACGAAAAGCCAGATAATAGTCAATTGTATGATAAAATTGTGATTAATTATAATCCTGAAAGATTAATCCAGATTAAAAGTTCGATTACAACAGCTTTTGGAGAAATGGTAAACAGAGAATATTATTCCGAAGAACCTGAAATGAATACTTATTTCTCCGGTACAAGACCTTTTCCAGCATCTGATACATCTAATAAAAATGTAAATAATATGAACTCTTCTGAATTAACTGAACGCATGATAAAACTTTTTGGTTCAGAATATGCCAAAACCCATGAACCCGTTATTACATACAACAGGTTTGGGGTTAAAACTGTTCAGTATCGCAAATTGGGACTACCCAAAAAACCGATTGTATTAGATCCTGCTGTTTTAGCACAAGATAATTTATTAAATAGATCCGATATGTTTACAGATTTTGGAACTGGAGAAGAAAACTTTAACTTATTTTAATCGCTTTTTTTTACTTGGTCCTTTTTTTTTAATAGCGTTTGATTTAAGTTGATCAGTAAGACTATCTAAATTAAATGTTATATTAAAAGAATTACCTAATAAATCTTGAATTTGATTAGCATCATATTCATTCGCCATCTGCTGTAAAATTTGTTTTTTAGTCCATTCTTTATAGAATGTATTATATTCATCGATTAATGTTATTGTTTTGTTTGAAAGATCGTTCATGAATAAACTTAGAAAATTATTAATGTGACCGTGAAATAAGCTTGGATCTCGTCGAGAATATAACAAATTTGTATAATATACGGAATTATCCGGTGTTTTTCTTATTGAATTTATTACATTAATAGCATAATTGTCCATTGCTGGATATTTATTAATGTAATAAATATATTTTTTAACACATATTAAAATATGTAAATATTTAATGATACGTTATATTTTTTTTACATTTTTTTAACAAGTTTAAAAGATAAATACAATTATAATTTAATTAAATTCAATGGATACCCTCGAAATTTCTTACATCGGCTCAGCTTGCGGTAAGAACAGATATGAACCAAGAAATAAAACAATGATGTTACTGCTGTGTCGCGAATATCCTAAACTATTCAGGGAAAAATTAATTCAAAATGGAAACATCCGTGCACTAGAGGGAACATCATTAAAGAGGCCTATCGAAGAATCTTATAAATCTTTTTCAAAAACTGTCAGGGATCCAAAAGAATTTATTCTTATCGAGCAAAAAGTAATAGAGGAACTTAAATCAAATGTTCCGGATGTGTCAGATTCTGAACTAAGTAAAGCAAGAACTATTGTACGCGATAATCTTAAAAAAGACTGCGGAAAAAATAACGAAGAAACGGTGATTCGCGCCTCCAATTATACGAAAGGAAATAATAAGATGTGGTACTATACTGATAAAAATTACAATTGGAAACTCAAAGGATTTCATGACGCAACGGAAGGAGATTTGGTAATAGAAATTAAGACAAGAATGAAAATAGAAAATGTTAGGAAAAACGAGTATGATTTATATCAATTGTTTGGATATTTGCTTGCAATGGGAAAAACACGGGGATTGATATCCCAAAATTTTTCGGGAAAATTATTTAATTCTTATTTGGAAAATGAAAAAGAATACGGAATAATTGATATATCCGAAGAGGTATGGAATGATAAGTATATAATTTTTTATAAAGACCTATGTAGTTTTTTCGAGGATGTCAATAAATTTACAAAAAAAGATTTCGATATATCAAGTGTTATGGAAAAAAATAAAGTTTATGCCGAATATGACACTGATGGGCGTTTTCATAATATCGATCCAAAATTTGTTAATATATTCAAAGCTCTACGTTAGTTACCGTAGTAATTCCGGGCTGTTGAGAAATTCTTTTAACTGTCACATTTGTCTCGTCTTGAATTATTTCTAATATTTCAACAGATACATAATTATCTCCGAAGGCCCTAGACGAATCTTGTTTAATTTTTATTAGATTTTTAAACTTATTTAACAAATTACCAGATACAACCCATTTCATAGAACCCGGTAAATTTAGGATATCATACTCATATTCAGAGTGTGTAAATAACGGGTTATCGCTTGATTTTTTAAATATATCTGGTATTTTCTTTTCTTTTCTGAACCATTTTGAAATATGATCGTTAATTTCGTTATAATCGTTAATTTCGTTATAATTACTTATAAAATTACTACTCGCGTTAGTAAATAAAAACTTTCCTTGTGTATAAAATAATGGTCTTTTAGATAATATTTTTCCGCCTTCTTTTCCGGGTTTCCAGAAATTTTTTCTACTACAATTAAAAATTTTTTTATACATAATTTCATCTGTTTTTTTAACATACTGATTCATAAAGTTAGTGTCATTACCATAATAATAAGGTAACATTTCGTGTTTTCCCAGTATAGATATAAATCTACCGTTGTATATTTTTGCTTGTGAATCAAATAGATTTATCAAATTTGATATTTTAATTTCATCTGCTGCCATTTTATAAGATTTACACAATAAAGGACTCTTAGGAGTTTTACCAGATAAAGTATTACCCATTTGAATAACATGTGTATCTTTTCCAATCCAGATACCATTTTCTATAACATTCGCTAATTCTAGCGATTTTAAAAGAACTTCGGAGTCACCTCTTGTGTCTCCAATTACTATTATTTTACTTGGACAAGTCATATAAATATCACAACAAAATTATTCATTTAAAATCTCATTTAATGTTTTTGAATCTGGTAATCCTAAATGATAATCATTTTTATAAATTATAGTAGGAAAATAATAACCCTTGTTATCCATAAGATGTCTAGAACCTTTCATTATAGACTCGCGTTCTTTTTTATCTAATTGAGTAAAAGTTTCATCAAAAGTAAACGTTCCATCATCATTCATTATAATTTTAGTATAAGAGTTTTTGGCTGCTAACAGTTCCGGTTCTAATTTATCACACCATGGACAACCTTCTCTAGATAAAACAATTACTTTTTCAGATTTTATATTTAACTTAAAAGGTACATTAAATTCTATTTTAAAATTATTAAACAATCTTCTAATGATAAACAATAGAAATATAGTAATTAATATACAAAAAAGCGAGAGCAACATTACTTACAATTTTATTTACAATTTTATTTACAAATTTATTTACATTTTAAAACTTAAATTAGAATATTAAAATACAGGTAAATAAGATACAATTGAACCACGATGAATGTACTTATTGTAAACGACGTTGCATGGGATAATTTCGCCGAAATTTCTAGAAGACTTACTGCTAGAAACATAGACCCTCAACACAGAATAAATTGTTTTTACGGTAAACATATGAAGCACATCAGTTCCATATGTAATAAAAATATGTTACAATTGTTTAGAAAATGTATAAATAAAGATAATGTTTACGATGAACTATGTAAAACTCTAAAACATACCAAATTCTGTATTATATTTCACAATTTTACAGAATATAATACTCTTAGTGATGTAATTATTAAGTTATGTAAAGAAAACAATATTCCGTATTTTATTTTTTCGGAACACACCGAAGATTTTTTATTCAACGGCGAACCAACAAACGAAAAATTTAGAAAATGCGTATCGAGTATAAATACAATAGAATGCACAGAAATTAAAAATGATAGTATTAAATCTTTTGAAATTTCATTCGAAAAGGAAACAAAAAATTCAAAAGATTATAACCAAGTTTTACAAAAACTAAAAAATTCCTATAAAACACTCGGTGATGCTAAAATAGCCAGACAGATAATAATTTTGGATAAAAAAGAAACAAGTGCTTCAAAACAAATGAATTATATAGAATACATGACTAATAAAAAAAAATGGTTAAAAGACGTCTTACCAAAAACTTGATCAATCAAGATTTGATTTTGCAGATTCTATACCCCTTTTATACATGTCTATGATAAATTTAGACTTGAGCATATTTAAGTTAAGGTAAACATTTGGGTCAACAGGGTTATCTATATTGATTATAAATGTGCTGTTTGGATATGTTTTAGTAAATATAGACCGAATAACTTGATACATATATGTATTTGTAGTAGATGTTAATATTATACTATACCCGCAGATGTATATCTCTTTCGGGGGAGAACCTGTTAAGTTTTTACAGCAGCCGTCAACATATAATTCATTATTTATTTCTACCGGTTTAAATAAAAAAGGTATACTCATAGACGCTTTTAAAGCGTCTTTTAGTCTAACTTCTGGATAAGAAATATTATTAAAACAGGTGTATTCATTCTTTGCCAAATGAGTTGCGTAAATATTTACATTAACATTAGTTTTTTCTGAAAATTCTCCTAAACAGATGTCGGGGTTTTCATATTTATCTGTTACTATTTTAATTAGCGTGTCTAAAAATAAATCATTGATAAAACCACCTTGTATATTAGTGAAATCGTATTTAATAATCTCTTCAATATTTATTTTTTGAAACAGATTTATCATACATCTAGGTTGTGTTCCTGATATATATAACACTCCTATTAAAGCTCCTATACTTGTTCCGTAAAAATTTTTAAGATCGAGTAATTCTTTTTGATGAATATATTCAAGAGCCCCTATAAAAGTAAATCCAGAGTACCCTCCGCCACCTATGAAGAGGTCGTTCATTTATTTAAACGGCGGTTTTTTCTTCAAAATTCTTACGTATTTATCTTTCGATTTTAAAAGATATTGATTGTTAGTTTTCCATTCTGCACCGTGTCCAATGTCGTGTGAAATTGAATGTGCAAGTTCGTGAATTAAAGATTCTATAATGTGTTCCGGCGAATAATACATGCCATTATCGTTTATTAATTTTATACCTATTTCACGACCTTTGTCGTAATTCCATGCCAAAATGTCATCATCTTTATTTATCAATTCTTTGTAAGTGGTATTTTCTAGTTTTTTGCGCAATAAATTACCCCTGGTTTTTTCTATTTCATAACTTAAATCGATAGAAATAACTCTAAGCGTGTCTAATATTTCTGCAGATTTATAATTGCTGGCAATATAGGTTTTTCCAGATTTTGTTTTAAAAGATGTTCTACACGATGAATAAGTATATAACAAAAATAAAAAAAATATAAAAACTATAATTAATCTTGTCATTGATAATAATGTTAGATAATATTTTATTTATACTTGGAATTAAATCTTACAATGTAAAATTCCCATTTGTGTCTAAAAAAGATATATTTAGATTAAATGATAGCAATTTCCCATATGAAAAATTCAAGATGATTTATAAATTAAAACTTATGAAACCAACTATTGAAAATTATGATGAACTTGATTATGGAATTGAACCAAATGATGAACCAACATTAAACATTTTAGATAAGATTTATTATACACTTTATACTTTTTATTTTTTATGCGTTAATGTTTTATTATCAACGCAAAGCATTTATAATATAATTAGATGGGCTTCGACTAATGATACGCGGCATTTAGTTTCATTTTTAACGCATATAAATGTACCCCTAATTCATATTTGGGCAAAAAATTACTTTATGTGCAATCATATGGAAAAGATATTAGATTGTAAAAAATTCAAAACGTTAATCATAGTAATATTTACGTTAACTTCTTTAGTTTTAAACTTTATAGACATTGAGGCATTTAAAAATGATTACATGTGGCCCACAACCGTAACAGACAATACCTACATTTTTTCATTCTTAATAATAATAGATTGGTTTTATTCAAGACTTCTATCGTTTTTATTTTTATTTACTATCGTATTCGTTTTAAAAACACATATATTAGAATTATCTAGACTTAAAAATGATATATCAAGACCAGAGGAGTATTTTTTAGAGAATAGTTGTATTAACGGTGTATTAATAGAAATTTCTGTTATACGAGATAAAATTAAAAAAACTATAGAGCTGTTTAATTATATAATTTCTATTAGTACACTTATTGGTGCCGCTAATTTATCTCTTTTCATAAGATCTATATTGCCGACAAAAAATATATCTATTAGTAATATTCTTATAAATTTAGTACCATTTGATAGATATCTATTTGTTTGTTCCATGATTTATACATTTATACAAATAGCACTTTTAAGTTATATATATTTTTATACAAGTACAAGAGAATCTATACTAGACTATATCAAATCCCAAACTTTTATAAAGATTTTTTTACAAAGATTGAATATTACATCTTGTAAAAATATTGATATCAATTTAATAAATTTATCTACATCATTTGATACATCAAATTCAATAGAATGGTTAATATTATGCGACATTCTTTCAAATAGGTGGGTAGAATTTACTATATTTGGTATATCAACGTCCGATGGAAAATTACTAATGAAGGGGTTAACTCTTGGCGGAACTATAATATTTGTATTAACATTTATTGCAAAATAATTTATATCTTAAACACGTTTAAATAAATGAGATATATCTAACTAAATGGAATCGTTCATACGACCAGAAAGTACAATTGAATTAAATGAAATTACTTTTCAAATTTTATCGTGGGACGCATCTGATGAAACGGATGACCCAGATGGCGACTGTCCAGACACTCGATACAACATATACGCTTTTGGAGTAAATAATGTGTCAGAATCGGTTTGTGTAAGATTTGAAGGGTATAAACCGTATTTTTTTGCTCTTATTCCAGATAAGTATCAAGATACATTCGACTCTTTCAAGAAAAAAGAAGTGGAAAAATACATCAGAAATAAACTTTTTCGAAATAAAGAGGATCTTGAGAGTGTAAGTATTGTATCTCGTAAGAAGTACAAAGGTTTTACTAATGAAAAAGAGTATAAATTCTTGCGATTTGTGTGCAAAAATCTCGCAACATTTAACAAAATTAAATATATTCTAAACCCGAAAGATACACGAAGATTGCCTAAAATTTCATCAATAAACACAACAGAAAATCTAAAGTTTGAATTGTACGAATCAAATATTGAGCCTTATCTTCGTTTTACTCATAAAGCAGATATTCAAATGGCTGGTTGGGTAACTGCGGATAAGTTGTGTTCATTTCCAGACATATCAAGGTGTCAACATAGTTACGCAACTAATTACGCTAATGTTAGAAAACACAACTGCAATGAAATGTGTAATCTAACCCTTGGTTCATGGGATATAGAGGCCTTTTCTTATTCATCAAAACATTTGGGTATCAATGAATTTCCAGATCCAGAAAAAGAAAATGACATTATCACGCAAATAGGAACCAGTCTTTACAAATTCAATACAAAAGAAAAGATTAAACATGTAGTAACTATTAAAAGTCCCATAGACAACGATTGTGACCCCGTTGAAGGAATTATCATAGAGACTTACGATTCAGAGAAAGAACTAATTGAAGGTTGGGTCAAATTCATTTTAAAGACCGACCCTGACATTTTAATTCAATACAACGGATATGGTTTCGATTGGAAATATCTTATAGCTAGAACAAAAGTTTTAGGAATTGAATACGTCCTAGAAAACTTAAGCAGAATAACTGATAAACCAGCCGTTAAACACGAAGATCAGTTGAATACTTCTGCATATGGAGATAACACTATGGTTTATCTCAAAATGCACGGAATCACTCAATTTGATATGATGTTTATTATTAAAAAAGAACACAAACTAGAATCTTACAAACTTAATTCGGTTGCGGAACATTTCACAGGTGACAAGAAAGACGATCTTTCACCATCAGATCTTTTTGATTATAACACATCTACTAAAGACAAAATTGCTCTCGTTGTTAAGTATTGTGCTCAAGATACTTGGCTTCTTATAGATCTTATACTTAAACTTCGAATTGTTACAAATATGATTGGTATGGCTAATATTACTATGGTACCAATGCAATACATTGAGTTGCGAGGCCAACAAATTCGCGTTCATACACAGATCGCTTATGAAACCAAGAAAGAAGGATATCTTATTCCAGCGGTTGATTATAAACCAAAAGATGACGCTGATGATGAAGAAAAGTTTACCGGTGCAACAGTTCTCAGTGCTACACCTGGTGCACATTTTGAACCAATCGCAGGTCTTGATTTCGCAAGTCTGTATCCCAGTATTATGATTGCTCATAATTATGACTATGCAACTATTGTAGAAGACCCGGAATTTGATAATCTTCCCGATGTAGAATACTTCGATATGAATTGGGATGAGGACGAACACGATGAAGACGGTAATGAAATCAAAAGAAATGTTAATGTAAGATTCGTACAAAACCGCACGGGTATTATGCCAAAGATTCTTGATCGTCTTTGGAAAGAGCGTAAGGCAATTCGTAAACAGATGAAATCATTGTCACCGGATGAAAATCTTTACGCGGTACTTAACGGTGTTCAGCTTGCTATCAAAGTTTCTATGAATAGTATTTATGGTTTTACCGGTGCTAAATATGGTCGACTACCAAATAAAAAAATCGCAGCGGCTGTCACTGCTTGTGGTAGAGAGATGATTTCTCATAGTAAGAAATGCGCCGAAGAATGGTACAATTGCGAAGTAGTATATGGAGATACAGATTCTATTTATGTAAAGTTCAAGAGTGATCTCAAAGGTCAAGATCATATGGATTACGTTTTCAAGGTAGCACCAGAATGTGCTGATAGAATTTCAGAAACATTTAAAAAACCCATCGAGCTTGAGTTTGAAAAAGTTATGTATCCGTTCATTCTATTTTCAAAAAAGAGATACGCAAGTCTTTATTGGACTAATCCATTAAAATTTGATTACATCGACTATAAAGGTATTCAAGTTGTTCGTCGAGACAACTGCGAATTTGTAAGAGAAAACTCAAAAAAGATTTTTGAGTATATTCTTAAGAACGACAAGGTCCTAAATTATGAGTTCGATACGGTTGAAGAAGTTATTGAAACTTCTAAGGAATACGCACGAGATAAAATCAGAATGCTTGTAAATTCTGAAGTTCCGATGAAACAGTTACTACTTTCAAAGAGTTTGCGCGCAGGTTATGCTTTTGATAACAAGGCTATATGTACCGAGTGCGACAAGACTTATTATGAACTGAGTGTAATTGGTAAGAAAGAGATGAATGTATCAGTACTTCATACACTTAAAAACAAAAACAAGTCTCACATCATTGAGTTTCTAGAAACAGAACACGAATGTCCGAGTTGTAAAAAAGATACCTTTTTCAAAAGGTGCGCTGCTAATATTCCACACGTGGCTCTTGCTCGAAAGCGACAAGAAAGAGACAAGATGGACATCGTAGCATCTGGAGATCGTGTTCCTTATGTATTTGTTACCTATCAAAGTACTAAACAATTTGAAAAAGTAGAAGATCCAGATTACATCATTAAGAATGGAATACCGATTGATTACATTTATTATTTTGAACATCAGTTTAAGTCTGCTATTCAGACTATATTTGAACCTATGATGGAAGATGTAACGGAACTTTGGAAGGATCTAATTCCTGAAAAAGTTAAAAAGATTCGCAAAAAGAAAACCGCTTAAAAATAAAATACATACAAATGTATATAATTATACCTAAATGTCTACATTAGAAAAAAATGTAAAATGTGACATATTTACACCTGATTATATTAGTGCTAAAATGGCGGATAAACTTTTAAAAACAGGTACTCTTTTAGATCCGTGTGTCGGAACAGGAAATCTGTTAAAATTTTTAAATTTGGAAAATTACTCACAAGTAGATTTATATGAACTAAAAGATGAATACATTAAAAATATAAATGATAGGAAAAATGTTAAGAAAACTATCGGGGATTTCTTAAAAATGAATATAGATTATCAATATACAAACATTATACTAAATCCTCCATATATTAAAATTCAAGAACTCGAAGCTGATTATAGGGTTTTTTTACGTGATAAGTTTAAATTAAAAGGAAATCTGGACATTTATTACGCTTTTATATTGAAATGTATAACACATTTATCAGACGATGGAGTAATGGTCAGTATTACTCCAAATTCTTATTTATACAATAAATCTTCTTTTGATATAAGAAAACATTTAATAGATAATAGGCTTATAAAAGAAATAATAGATTTTGGCCATGAAAAAGTTTTTGTCAACGCATCTGTATACACATGTATAACAATTTTTTCAAAATCACGCAAAGAATCATTTATATATAACGGTGTAGAAAAGCCGTATAACGATATACATAATTATTCTTTTTTTGGGAAAAAAACAGCATCGGATAAGACATTGAAAGACATTTGTAAAATTAAAAATGGAATCGCGACACTAAGAAATAATATCTATATACACGAGCAAAAATTATTCAATGAACCTTGTTGGAAACCTGTAACTTCTGGAAAGAAAATACAGTATATTATATATCCATATAAAAATGAAATTATTGTATCCGAAGATACATTTAAAACTAATAATCCTTTAACATACAATTATTTAAAAGAAAATAAATCAGAATTAGCAAAAAGAGATAATGGTAATAAAACGTATCCAATGTGGTATTCTTACGGAAGAACTCAATCTATTAAACCATGTAAAAAAGCTATAATTATGCCATGTTTTTGCGACCCAAATACATTAGAAAATTGTATAAATGTAGTAGAAAATACACTATATTATAGTTGTCTATGTATAGAACCAACAAATTGTAACGATATTCAACTTATAATAGACACAATTATCAAAAATAAATTGTATATAAAAGAAAATTCTTCAAAAAGATCAGGTGGTTGGATCAATTTAAGTTCTAGCGTATTAAATTCTATTTCTCTTAATTAAACAATGTCTTTAAAAATACTTTCAAATGGTCTAAAAGGTGTATCAGCATTAAACCTAATATTAATTGGAACTTTGTTAAATACTTCGCCTACATCACATACATGTTCTACGTCAAATATATAATTAATAACGTCATATACCAATGGACTACATTCTTCTCCTTTAAGACCGACAACATAATGTTTTAGTCTATCGAAATTTTTAAGATCATTCTCATATGTAATTTTTTCAAACTTACCAATTGTTTTATCATCCTTTAAGTAAGGAGTGTCTGTAAAATATATATTTAATGGTACTATCTTCACACCTCGATTTTTCACAACTAAGGCCTGGCACTCACCACTTAGATTTTCGCAATAATTACACTTATTTTGTTTATAATTACTCATAACCATCTTAACTGGTATTATTAGAAATATCGAACCATCTTTAAAAATAACAATATCGCAGTTTTTCCAATCAGTTAAGTTATAAGATTCAACACGTTTTTCCATGAAAACTTTATAACCATTCCGTTCTAAGAAAATATATTCTTCTAGATATTTTTTCAGAAACCCATGAAAATATTTAGTTTTTTCTGTGCTCGTCGAACCGCTGACCATATATACATTCCACAATCCAGGAATTAATGTGTCTGTCCAATATTTTTCATCTGGATATATGTTAAGAGGCCCGGGAAAATATTCGCCGTCAATTTTTTTAAGTAATTTACGGAGGTCGGGAAGTCTATATCTTTTATTTTCATCTAAATATCCTTCTAATTTATTAAAATGTTCAAAGTAGAAATCTTTTGCAGCCGCCGTGAACTTTTTATTGAGAGCCATCATATTCTGCAAAATATATTCTGTATTCAAATTAATCTAATATTAGATCTTTAATATATATTATTTTTTGTAATAAATATCATTACTTTTCGGGTATAAAGAAAATTGCAGAAAAATAATAAATTTAAAAGAATGAATTATAGATAATTATAACCAGACAATTATGGCTACTCTTGACCAGAAATTCGAGGCTTTCCGCGCTAAATACGATCTCACCGAGGAGGCAACGACAGAGATGCTCGCTATTTTCAACGAAACATTTATTGAACTCGCACACAAACTCCTTAGCAACACGGAAATCGCCACTCCAATGTCCACATCTACAAATGTAAAGCAAATTGCAACGCGTAAAAACAATACAACTGAAAAATCATCGGGTGTAAAGAAATTTGCTACCAAGATTGCCGCGGAATACGCAGCAGAAAGAGGCTTTACACTTGACGATTTTGACAAAGAAAAAATTACAAAGAAAGACATTGATGAGCTTGCAAAGAATGGGAAGGGACCTGTAAAAACATCCCAACAGGATGAATCTGAGAAGACAATTCCTATGTTGATGACTGATATGTGCCAGGAAATCAAGAATACTAAAAAGAAGCCGGTACAGAAGTGTCACGGCGTCAACCGTGACGGAACAACGTGCGATAAAAATGGAGACCAAAAACCAGATGGATGTAATAATAATTACTGCTTCCGGCATGCTCTAGATTGGAAGAAATATGAAGTATCTTCAGATTCCGAACTTGAAGAAGAAGAACTTATATTCAAAGATCTGGCGATCGCTACAGAAGAGTGAATATCCAAATTATCTAAGTGTTGTATATTTATTTAAGCTTTCTTAATCGCATCTTTAAGTGCCGCGACAGTCGGCAGAGCATTAAATGCTCTACCTTGCTCGTCGAATTTAGTATCTAAATATGGTTTAAGACCACTTGTGTTTGCGTTAATATTATCTCGTAAATCTGCAAATTTCGCGTCTAGGCGGGCAAAGTCCTCGGCGGACACGCTATTGGTGTTATCTTGTAAACTGGTAAATTTCTTATCTAAATAAGGTTTAAGACCGTTTGTTGATATTTTGATAAGAGAGTCCGTGACATCTTTCATTTTCACTTGTCTATTGGTATTAGATGTTTCTAAATCCTTAAATTTAGTATCTAAATAAGGTTTAAGACCGTTCGTGGTTTCATTAACTGTTTTAACATTATCTTGTAAATCAGTAAATTTAGTATCTAAATAAGGTTTAAGACCACTTGTATTTGCGTTAATATTATCTCGTAATTTAGTATTAGAGGTCTGTAAATCAGTAAATTTAGTATCTAAATAAGGTTTAAGACC